AACTCGATTAACTCTAAGTAAATAGGGGGAGTAAAACGTAATATCCTAAGAATACAATCGACGGATTGCTTAGGTTGGGACTCTGATGCTGAAAGCGCGCTATAAAGAGTGAAGCCCCCTTAATTTGCTACTGTGGTGGAATTGGTAGACACGAGGGACTTAAAATCCCTTGAACAGTAATGTTCGTGCGAGTTCGATTCTCGCCAGTAGTACATAGCTCACCCCCCTTCTCGTAAGATCAGGGCGCTCAGGGTGAGCATTTTAGGACTCGTAGCTCAATTGGATAGAGCATCGCCCTTCTAAGGCGACGGTTATAGGTTCGACTCCTATCGGGTTCACATTTGAAGGGAATAGCTTGGCTATTACCCTTTTTTTATCTATATTTATCAACACATCATTAATTTTTATACAGTATGGGACATTATGAAGATAGATTTTTTGAAATTTATGAAGACATTAAGGTTAAAAACTTAAAGGAAGATTTTGATAAACAGCTTGTGAAAATGAGTAGACAAGAAAAACACAGATTTAAAAGTCAAAAAGAAAGATGGGAATATGCTCATGCCCGTGTTACAGGATCAATTTAAAATATGTATACTAAAAATAATAAAGTGGGATTAGAAAATATATTTGAATTATTTTCTTCAAATGAAGATTTAGAAGGGAAAAATGACACAGTTCATATCGATTTCACCCAAACCCCAGTTTACTGGATTGGGATGTATAAAAAATTAGTTTTAAATCATATAAATTTTAATAAAAAAGTTGTAAAATTTTTCAAAGATTCAAACCAAGAACTCGATATAAAAGACATGGAAAACGCGGGAGAATTTGTGGTTTATAACAGGGCATGGTATTACATACAAAATGTAAATATTAACGTTGAAGAACACGTATTAGCCATAGAAAAGTACACAGATGAATATTTAGATACTGCTCTTAAATTAGGTATTCATTTTTTTGAAGAGTGGGAAGAATATGAAAAATGTGCCCACCTTAAACATATTTTAGATAAAACCCAAGAAATCTTAAACTAAAATTTGGATACCAGATTCCCCCCACGTAACTTCAAATCACAGGTTTAGAAAAAAAGGGATAAAGGGAATGGGAAAATAGGGAAATAAGGATAGGTTGGATAAGTGGGAAAATGATCGTATATTCACGACATCATTAAACATTAAAATATGAGAAATAAAGAATTAGTAGACAAAAGGTTTATGCAAATCGAGGGAAAATTACAAACCCTTAAATATCAACTTAGGGGACAGTCTAGTAAAGAAGAGTTTGGAGAAACTATCACTAAGTTAGAAGAAACCGTAGCCGATTTAAAATCATTAATTGAAAGAAGTATGGATCCATTAAGAAATGGGTAAATTATCTAACATATTAAAATTTTTATCATTTACACTAGTATTTCCACTATGTGTAACTTACATTTTTATCACAAGTTTAATAAATAAATAAAAGTTATGAAATTAACAGCAGAACAAATCCAAATGAATTGGGTTGAATTTATGAGTAATATTGATACTTATATTTCATCCCCACGTAAAGAACAATTAAAATCATTCTATGAGAAATTTGAAGATCGTATTTCTCTTATGCCTGCCTCACACAAAAAAGAATACCATTCTGCCTTTCCTGGTGGTTATGTAGATCATGTTAATAGAGTAGTTAAGGCTGCTTTATCAATGTCTGCTGTTTGGGAAGGTTTTGGTGCTAATATGGATACTTTTACCACTGAAGAATTAGTATTTTCAGCTATTAACCATGATTTAGGTAAAATGGGAGATTCGGAACATGAATCTTATATACCCCAGACTGATAAATGGAGGAGAGATAAATTAGGTGAAGAATATATGCACAATAAAGCTATTGCATTTGCTGCTGTCCCAGATAGAGGATTATTTTTACTTCAGGAACATGATGTTAAATATACATTTAATGAGATGATGGCTATTCAAACACATGATGGCTTATATGACCCAGCAAATGAAAAGTATCTAAAATCATTTATGCCAGAAACTAAACCAAGAACTTCACTACCATTTATTTTACATCAGGCAGATATGATGGCAGCAAGAATTGAATTTGAAATTGAATGGTTACCTAAATTTAAGAATAACGTGGCTGCCCCAAAAGAAAATTTTACATTGGCGAATGACAATAAAAAAACCCACGCTAATAAAGCAAAATCTAAAGCATTAGGTTCTATGAAAAGTGAGGGTTTGAAAAATTTATTAGATAATTTATAATGGAAACAACTACAATAATAATCATAGCAATATCAGTTTTAGCAGTTGTTTTATTATATACTACTCTTAACTTATTACGTAAAAATGAAAGGGCAGAAGATATAGTAGTAGGTTATTTAATATATTTGGATCAAATATCAAAGGTTATAGAAGCTTCAGATGAGAAATTGAAAAAAATCGATCAAAAAGAATCCTTTAAAAGTGATGATGAAATTGGTTTTTTCTTTGAACAAGTAAAGAAAATTCAAGAAATTTTGAATGAATTTAAGTTGAAGAAAATTGACTAATTTAAAAAAACATAATGGATTCTATAATTAGAAAGCATAAAAGCAAACCCCAAAAACGAAGATATTTTACAAAAGAAACAGAACAGGCGATTGTTAGATACAATCGCTCTTCTGATGCCGAAGAGAGAAGTGATATCTATCAAGAATGGATACATTGGCCATTTTACAAATTAACAGAAAATATTATTCATACTTTTAAATTTTACCACACTGATGGGGTAGAAAATTTAGAAGATTTACAACATGAAATAATTACATTTCTACTATCAAAAATCCATCTATTCAACCCAGAAAATGGGGCTAAGGCATATTCATATTTTGGTACTATAGTTAAACGATGGTTGATTGTTTATAATCAAAAAAATTACAATAAAAAAATTACAAATGTTAATGTAATGGATTTAAGTAGTTATTCTAATTTAGATTCAACTAACCCAGGATTTGTTGCCTCATCAAGAATGGAAAAGGAATTAAATTCTATTATGAGAGATGATAATGAAGATTTTGATGGGGATGAATTAAGTCTTAAAGGATATACTCACAAAGATAAACTATCAGTTTTTATAGATGAATATGTTAAATATTGTACAGATAACATTTATAAAATTTTTCCAAAAGAATATGATGCTTCTATTGCAGATGCTATTTTAGAATTATTTAGAAAAAGGGAACATATTGATATCTTTAATAAAAAGGCACTTTATATTTTTATTAGAGAACAAATTGATGTAAAAACTCCAAAAATTACTAAAATTGCTAATGTTTTATACGCAATTTTCAAAGAAAAATATATGTTTTATTTGGAACATAATAGATTTCCATACAAATAAGTTCCATTTAATGATATTTATAATCAAAAATTATGGGACAACTAGATTCAATTATATTTGGTGATAAAAAATTTTCTGATATTTTAGAAGAAATTTATACAAACCAAAAGAAAAAAGAAGCACAAGTAACAGCTTTAATAGGTGAATTAAAACCTTTAGTTCAAGAAATAGGTGATGCCACTCTTATAGTTCCACTTATTAAGGAATATATGGAGATTGGTGTTAAAAATGATGAGGCCTTAATTAAAATGGCTACTATTGTTCAAAGAGTTATTAATAACAGTCAAACTGATGATGGTAATTTTGGGATTTCTGAAGAAGAAAAAAATCAATTATTAGCTGAAATGGATAAATTACAATCAGGGAAAGATAAAGAATAATGGCTAAAAGAGTAACAGGAAGTAATAAATCTAAAACATCAATTTCATCAACCCCTGCGGGTATTTTTGCTGCTAGGGTTAAGGCTATTATATTAGATAATACAACTTATCCTGATAAATTTCAAGAATTAGGAGATTGGTCAAGTATTGGTACTATTTTTTGGGACTTACCAACAGCTCCTAATATAGGTGATGCTAATCCAACTCAAAATGCTACAGCAAAACCTTTATTTCCTAATGAAAAAAAATATCCTTTAATAAATGAAATAGTTTATTTAATTACTATGCCTGATAGTAATAACCAAACATCCCCAAATAAAAAAACATTTTACTATTTCCATCCAGTAAATATATGGACTAGTAATCACCATAATGCTATACCAAATCCATACCAAAATACGTTACCACCTTCCCAACAACAAGATTATAAATCAACAGAGGGAGGTAATGTTAGAAGAGTAACTGATGAGGGAACTGGAATTGATTTAGGTCAAACTTTTGAAGAAAAATTAGATATTAAAACACTTCTCCCATATGAAGGAGATATTATACATGAAGGAAGATGGGGTCAAAGCCTTAGATATGGTTCAACTGTTAATGATGCTTCAATTTCTAACCCATGGTCTAGTGCTGGAAAAAATGGAT